ATATTATTATATATATATATTAAAGATCTTATTATAACAGAAACATTCTATTCTGTCAAGTAGTTTTTTCACTTGAGGTTCAAAAACCGAAAGTCTTCTCTTCTCTTCTTAAAATAGCTTCTCCTTCAAATATTCCTTGACAAACCAATCTTCTTGTGATATAATTGTTATATAGAGTATTTTCTTTGATTGAAAATACCATTCTCCGTAAGGGTAAAGATGACAGAAGAGTTTAAACCAGTAGATATCGAAGTTGTTCTTGCAGAGCCAACTTCTGAAGCTGCTCCCCAAACTAAGCGTGGCGGTAGAAGACCAGGTGCTGGGAGACCAGCCTTAGTTCGCTTGAATAAAGAACGGATGGAACAGGGTTTAGAACCCATCGAATACAAAAAGAATAAAATAATTAAGAAACGAAAGAGTGATGCCATTCTTCCAGTTTCTAAAAAAGCAAGAGCACAAGAAATCTTAGCAGAGATGCTAGGTCGTGAAAGTAAGTACATTGTTGAGAAGGTGCTGTTCAAAGCACTCGATGATACAGATGACGATCAGATGGCTTGTCTTAAAATAGTTATGGATAGAATACTACCAGCTGACTATTTAGAAAAAGTAAAAGGTAAAAGCAATCATATTAGCATTCAGATTATGGGTGTGGGTGAGACAGTGATACATTCTAGTGAAGATGAAGTAACAGATGCCGACTACGAGGAAATAAAAGAAGAAGATGGACAATAACGAAGACACAAGCATACAAGATAAGTTTACCCCTTACGCTATTATCCCTAAACCTAGACTTGATCTATCCATCAATGCAGGTGGAGGTTCTTCAGGATTAGGCGGTGGAGCTAGACTAGGCGTAGATATTCCTATGAATAATGCTAATCTTAATGTTGGCGTTTCAGGTCAAGGCTATTATGTTCCTGAAGCTAAGATGGGTAATTTCCAACCTACTGGCATAGATGCTTCTTATACAACAGGTAATAATACATTCCAAGCACAGTATGACCAAATGTCTCCTGAACAAAGAGACTTTATGCTAAGATATATAAAACAATTCTAATTGGCTAATTTACAAGTAAAGCTGCATGAAAAGCAGCTAGAAGTCTTTAATGACAAAACAAGGTTTAAAGTTGTAGCTGCAGGGCGACGCTTTGGTAAGAGTCGATTAGCTGCATGGATGCTTCTCATTGAAGCGTTAAAGAGTAAAAATAAAGATGTGTTCTATGTTGCTCCAACCTACCAACAAGCTAAAGACATTCTTTGGGGGTTGCTAAAAGAACTAGGACATGAAGTAATTGCAGCTGCACATGAAAACACTTCTATCCTTACTTTGGTAAATGGAAGAAAGATTTTCTTAAAAGGTGCAGATAGACCTGACACACTTCGGGGTGTGGGTTTAGCATTTGTAGTGATTGATGAGTACGCAGACATTAAACCAAATGTTTGGGAACAAATCTTACGACCAGCCCTTGCCGATGTACAGGGCGGAGCTATGTTCATAGGAACACCTAAAGGTCGTAATCACTTTTATGAATTATATAAATATGCAGAGAGTGCTAAAGATGTAGAGTGGACTGGATTCCATTATTCATCTTATGATAACCCACTAATCCCTGCAAAAGAAATTGAAGCAGCTAAACAATCTATGTCTAGCTTTGCTTTTAGGCAAGAATTCTTAGCATCATTTGAAGCAGCAAGTAGAGACATTTTTAAAGAAGACTGGATAAAAATAGATGAAGATGAACCTAGTGATGGTCGTTATTTTATTACAGTTGACTTGGCTGGCTTCATTAATGTCGATAAAGAGTCGGGCAATAAGAATAGCAAACTGGATGAAACAGCAATAGCAGTTGTTAAAGTCCATGAAGGTGGTTGGTGGGTAGCGGATATTGTTCATGGTCGCTGGGACATTAAAGAGACTTGCGATCAAATTATTAAGACAGTGATAAAGTATGAACCAGTTGCTGTTGGTATTGAAAAAGGAAGTTTAAAGAACGCAGCTCTTCCATACCTTATGGATTTAATGAGAAGGCACAATCATTATTTTAGAATAGATGATGTCACTCATGGAAACCAAAAGAAAACTGATCGAATTGTATGGGCTCTTCAAGGTAGATTTGAACATGGTAAGGTAACACTTAATATGGGAGAATGGAACAATGAGTTTATTGATCAGCTGGTTAATTTTCCTAATCATTTGCTTCATGATGACTTGGTGGATGCTTTAGCATACATAGACCAAATTCAAGTAGTAGAGTATTTCCAAGATTATGAAGATGAAGAATTTCAAGTAATAGATGTAATATCAGGATATTAAAAGGAAACCAAATGGCACAAAATAAATTAGTTGACTGGGTAATGGAATATGTCGAAGATTGGCGAAACCATCGAGATACTAATTATCTTACTGACTGGAAAGAGTTTGAAAGACTTTGGAGAGGTGAATGGGCTGCTGAGGATCGTCTAAGAGATTCAGAAAGAAGCCGTATAACATCTCCTGCTTTACAGCAAGCCATTGAGAACCATACAGCTGATATTGAAGAAGCAGTGTTTGGTCAAGGCGATCACCTATTTGATATTGATGATGACATGATGGATAGAGATCCTCGTGATGTAGAATATCTTAAAGCCTACATGAAAGAGAAATTTAAAAAGAATAAAATCCGTAAAGCAGTTGGAGACATTACTCTTTTAGCTTCTATCTATGGTACTGGTATTGGTGAGATTACAACTAAAAAGATTAAAGAACTTGTTCCAGCAACAAGACAACTACCTGAAGTTGATGCTGTAGCAGTTGGTGTAGAAGAAAAAGAAACTGTAGTAGTTGGATTAAAACCAATTTCTCCACAAAACTTTCTTATTGATCCAACAGCAACATCTATTGATGATGCACTTGGTGTAGCTATTGAAGAATTTGTATCAGCACACAAGGTTGCTGAAAATGTTAAGTCAGGTGTTTATAAAGATACTGAGATTGAAGATGACTCAACGCCTGATAGAGATTTAGAAGCATCATGGCTTGATGAAGACTATAAAGATGATAAGATTAAACTTATCCGTTACTATGGTTTAGTGCCAGCTTCTTTACTTGACGCTAAAGAAGATGAGATTGAAGACATCTTAGGTGAAGGTGATCAGTCTGATCTTATGGAAGAATATGGCGACTTAGTAGAAGCTATTATTGTTATTGGTAATGACACTCAATTATTAAAAGCTGAACGCAGTCCTTACATGATGAAGGATCGTCCAGTAATTGCTTACCAAGATGATACAGTTCCTAATAGATTTTGGGGTAGAGGTGTTGCAGAGAAAGGCTACAATATGCAAAAAGCTATTGATGCTCAACTCCGTAGCCATCTTGACTCACTAGCACTTACAACTGTACCTATGATGGGTATGGATGCTACTCGACTCCCTCGTGGATCTAAGTTTGAAATTAAACCAGGTAAGAGTGTTCTTACTAATGGTAATCCATCTGAGATTTTAATGCCATTTAAGTTTGGTCAAACAGATGGTGGAAACATTCAGACTGCACAAGCATTTGAAACAATGCTATTACAAGCTACAGGTACATTAGATTCAGCAGCTATGCAAACACAACCTGCTGGTGGTGAACTATCTGTAACTCTTTCTAGCATCCTCAAGAAAAATAAACGCACATTAGTAAACTTCCAAGATCAATTCCTTATCCCATTTATTGAGAAGGCAGCTTGGAGATTTATGCAGTTTAATCCTGAAGAGTTCCCAGTTAAAGATTGGAAATTTATTCCGTCTTCAACATTAGGTATGTTAGCTCGTGAAGTAGAACAACTACAAATCATTAACCTACTTAAAACTCTTGGCTCAGATAATCCAATTACACCAATCCTTATCCAAGGTGTTATTGCTAATTCTAGCCTTCCTAATAAGAATGGTTTATTACAGCAAATTGCTCAAGCAACTGCACCTAACCCACAACAACAACAAATGCAACAAATGGCTATGCAGTTACAAATGCAAGATGCTCAGTCTAAAGTTGAGAAAACTATGTCAGAAATTCAAGTTAATAAGACTGTTGCTGCTAAAAATGTGGTCGATATTCAGACTAAACCACAAGAAACGCAAGCTAAACTTATGACTGCTATCTCTACAAACCTACCAAATGAGGATGATAAAATATCCGCAGAGTTCGATAGAAGAGTAAAAATAGCTGAATTAATGCTTAAAGAAGCTGATATGGATCAAAATCTAGAGATTGTCAAGCAACAAATGCAATCTAGTAACAAACCCTTGACAAATTAAGATTTCTATGCTATAATTGTTATATAAACTCTCATTATACACTACTTTTATTAAAAAGGCAATAGATGGAACGAGAATTACAAGAATACTACGAAAATAGATTTAGCACTATGGCTACAAAAGGTTGGGAAGACTTCATAGAAGACACTCAAAACCTATTTGATACATACAATAAAATTAATACGGCTGACTCGTTTGAAGAGTTTCATAAACGAAAAGGTCAAATAGACATACTTCAATGGATTCTGTCGCTTAAAGGTGCTTCAGAGCAAGCCTACGAGGAGTTAAAAAATGAAGAAGTTGTTTGAGTTCCATTGTTCCACTTGTGATAATCACTTTGAGGAACTAACGGAGTACACACAAACTTTTCCATGCCCCAAATGCAACTCTAACGCTGATAAACTTATTAGCACACCTAGAGTTAAATTAGAGGGTTGGTCAGGAAGCTTTCCAAGTGCAGCTGATGCTTGGGATAAAAAGCGTAAACAAAAATTGGCTGAAGAACAAAAGCAGAATGCCGCTTGAAATTCTTTCCTAAAATGCTAAACGCACAGGAGAAATAATATGGCAGGATTAATAGATGAAGTGTTAATAAATGGATTGGAAGCTTCTAGTCTCGAAGACAAGGCTCACGACTTAAAGGTCGAAGAACCCAAAGTTGAAGAGAAAGTAGAAACCACCCCAATAGAGGATGTCCCTGACAAATATCGTGGTAAATCACTAAAAGATATTGTCTCGATGCACCAAGAAGCTGAAAAGCTAATAGGTCGTCAAGGCAGTGAAGTTGGTGAACTGCGAAAAGTAGTCGATGACTTTATTAAGACTCAAACAACTAAGGAATCCAAGACACAAGAAGCAACAGAAAATGATGATGATTTTTTCATTGAACCTAAATCTGCAGTAAAAAGGGCAATTGACAATCATCCTGCAATTAAAGAAGCACAGACTCAAGCATTAATGATGAAGAGAGAACAAACTCTTTCTCAGCTTAAATCTGAATTTCCTAATGTAGGTGAAGTTGTACAATCTCCTGAGTTTGCTGAGTGGATTAAGAATTCAAGAGTCCGTACAGAGCTATTTGCTAGAGCAGAGACACAGTTTGACTATGATTCTGCTAAAGAACTTCTCTCTACATGGAATGATAAACAGTCTATCACTAAAAAAGTAGCAGAAACATCTAAAGTTGACCGAGACCAGCAATTAAAAGCTGCTGATATTGGAAGCCAAGGAGCTACTGAATCTGTTGCGAAGAAGAAATATCGTCGAAGCGATATTATTAAACTAATGCAATCCGATCCTGATAAATATGATGCTATGTCTCAAGAGATTATGGCAGCATACCGAGAGGGTCGTGTAATTTAACTTTTTAGAAAAGGATTTATATCATGGCTTTAGGTACCGATCAAGTTACCATTACCACAGCAGCAACCTTTATTCCAGAAATTTGGAGTGACGAGATTGTTGCTGCGTACAAAAAGAACTTAGTAGCTGCAAATTTATTTAAAAAAATGTCTTTCGCTGGTAAAAAAGGTGACACTGTTCATCTTCCTTCACCAACAAGAGGTTCTGCAGCTATTAAAGCAGCAAATACACAAGTTACTCTTATTGCAGCAACTGAAGCAGACATCGCTGTTTCAATTGACAAGCATTATGAGTATTCACGCTTAATCGAAGATATTGTCGAAGCACAAGCTCTTTCATCACTCCGTCGTTTCTACACAGATGATGCTGGTTATGCTTTAGCAAGACAAGTTGACACATCATTAATCCAATTAGGTCGTACATTCAATGGCGGCTCAGGTGCTACTTATGGTGGTGCATATATTGGTGGTGATGGTACTACTGCTTATAACTCAGGTACTCCTAATGCTTCTGCATTAACATCTGCTGGTATTCGTAGAACTGTACAACGCTTAGATGATGCTGATTTACCAATGGAAGGTCGTTTCTTCTTGATTCCTCCTTCAGCAAGAAACACATTAATGGGTATTAACGAGTACACAGCTCAATCCTTCGTGGGTGAAGTTGGTGCTGGTAATACAATCCGTAATGGTGAAATTGGTTCATTATATGGTATCCCAGTGTTTGTTTCTTCAAATGCTGATACTGCAACTGGTGCTGCTCGTATTGCCCTAATGGGTCATAAAGATGCAGCTGTGTTAGTTGAACAACAAGGTGTTCGTTCACAAACACAATACAAACAAGAATACCTCGGTACTCTATACACTGCAGATACACTCTATGGTGTTAAAGAGCTCCGTGATGGTGCTTGTTTCGCTTTAGCAGTTCCTGCTTAATGCAACTTAGCCCTTCGCAAGAGGGGCTATTTTTATGTTTATTCTTTGAGTGAACATAAAGATATTTAAAGGAGATTACTATGTTAGTTAGAGAAAAAGCCACAGGTCAAGAATTATATGTTACTGAGCAAGATGCTAAAATGTACCTTAGTAGCTCAGCTTGGGAAGAAGTTAAGGAAACTGTTAAATCTCCTAAAAAAGAAGAAGCAGAAAAGCCAAAAGCTACTAAAGAGAAAAAAGAAGGTATTTTAAGTAAACTCTTTAATTAAGGAATAATTATGGCAATTTATAGAGGTCCAGGCGGACCAGGTGATGCTACAACAGATGCAACCAGTGAAGGTATAGTAGCGTCTAATGCTGCTACCGCAGCTGCTACAAGTGCCGCTAATGCTGCTACGAGTGCTACAAATGCTTCCACAAGTGCTTCTGCTGCTTCTTCAAGTGCAAGTGCAGCTTCTAGTTCTGCATCTAGTGCATCTAGCTCAGCTTCTACAGCAACCACTCAAGCAACTAATGCTTCTACTTCAGCCTCAAGTGCTTCAACATCAGCTAGTAATGCAGCAACAAGTGATACAAATGCAGCTGCTAGTGCTATTTTAGCTAATGATTGGGCTACAAAGACTTCAGGTGCTGTTGCAGGTGGAGAATTTTCAGCTAAATACCATGCTTCTTTAGCATCTACTTCTGCTTCTAATGCTTCAACTTCTGCAAGCAATGCTTCAGCCTCTGCCTCAACTGCCTCTACACAAGCTTCTAATGCAAGCACATCTGCAACTAATGCAGCTAATAGTGCTACAGCTGCCGCAGCTTCATTTGATTCATTTGATGATAGATATTTAGGAGCTAAATCAACTGCTCCTTCAGTAGATAATGATGGTAATGCTCTACTAACTGGTGCTATCTATTGGAATACTACTTCTAGTGCTTTATTTATTTGGACTGGTAGTGCATGGAATGCTGCTGCCTTTACAGCATCAGGATCAGTAACTGCTTTCAATACAAGAACAGGTTCAGTAACTCTTACTTCAGGAGATGTAACTACTGCTTTAGGATTTACTCCAGGACAAGGTACAGTTACAAGTGTATCAGGAACATCTCCAGTATCAGTGGCAACAGGAACTACAACTCCAGTAATATCTATGCCTGCTGCAACAACATCTGTAAATGGTTATTTAACCTCTACAGACTGGACAACTTTCAATAATAAAGGTTCAGGTACTGTTACTAGCGTTACAGCTACTAGCCCAGTAACTAGCACAGGTGGAACTACACCAGTTATTGCTATGCCAGCAGCTACTACAAGCGTATCAGGTTATCTTACAAGTACGGATTGGAATACATTCAATGGTAAGTCTAATACAAGTGGAACAGTTACAAGCGTTGCAGCCTTAACACTAGGCACAACAGGTACTGATCTAACTTCAACAGTAGCTAATGGTACTACTACACCAGTTATCACTTTAAATGTACCTACAGCATCAGCTTCAAATAGAGGTGTATTATCATCTGCTGATTGGACTACTTTTAATAATAAAGGAAGTGGTACAGTAACTTCAGCTTCAGTAGTATCAGCTAATGGATTTGCAGGTACAGTAGCAAATGCTACAACAACCCCAGCTATTACTCTTACAACATCTATTACAGGTGTATTAAAAGGTAATGGTACAGCAATTAGTGCAGCTACAGCAGGTACAGACTACGCAGCAATAGCTACAGCTTCTACATGGACAGCATCACAAAGAGGTACAGTGACTACAGACAATGATGGATCATTTGATATGTCTGTTACTAATAACTTCTCATGCACACCTACTGCTACATTTGCTCTTACATTTACAAACATTACAGCAGGTCAATCAGGTTATGTTCTTCTTATTAATACTGGTGGTTATGCAGTTACAGCAGCAGCAACTACTAAAGTAAATACATCATTCTTAACAACAGTATCAGCAGCAGGCACATACTTACTATCATATTTTTCTAATGGCACTAATGTATATGTAACTACTGGTGGAGCAATGGCTTAATGGCTATTTTAAACAATAGTAATGCCATCTCTAGTGGTGGCTATGATATAAATAACTCACTTCGTTTTAGAAGTAGTGCATCTGCTTATCTAAATAGAACTCCAGGAAGTGCTGGCAATCGCAAAACTTGGACATGGAGTGCATGGGTAAAATTAGGTAAACCAAGTGATTTTTATGCTTTATTTGGCTCTACTAATAATTGTTTTATTGGTTATGGTCAAAGCACAGGTGGAGCAAATTTAGGGATTTCAGATGGTAATACATCTACCATGAATGTTCAAACAACAGCTTTGTTTAGAGACCCTTCTGCTTGGTATCATATTGTATTTGCATTAGATACTACTCAAGCTACTGCATCTAATAGAGTTAAAATATATGTAAATGGCACTCAGCAAACATCATTTGTTACTGCAACATATCCCACACAAAATGCAGATTTTAATATTAACAATACTACTGCACAATATTTAGGTAGAACATGGGATGGTTTTCAATACTTTGACGGCTACATGACTGACATTAACTTCATTGACGGACAAGCCCTTACACCATCATCATTTGGTGAAACAGATACAACTACAGGTTCATGGAAACCTAAAGCATACACAGGTACTTATGGCACTAATGGTTTCTACCTTAAATTCTCTGACATAGCTACTACATCAGGTTCTAATGCAGGTCTAGGTAAAGACTTTAGTGGTAACGCTAACTACTGGACTACTAATAACATATCTGTAACTGCTGGCACAACCTATGATGCTATGATAGACAGTCCTACGCTAACAAGTGCGACTGTGGCTAATTATCCTGTAATTAATCCTTTACAAACTGGCTCTTATGTAACAGCATCTAATGGGAATTTAACTTTAACTGGAAATACAGCAACGAACTCAGCAATTGCTATTGCTTCGTTTTCATTTACATCAGGAAAGTATTACTACGAATACACGCAAGGAACTGTTTCGTCAGAAACTTGTGGTTTTGCTTTAGCTCCTGTTACAGGAAGTTTACTTGACGGGGAAGTTTTTGCTGCCAATAATGCTTTTGGGGCTAGAGCAGCGGGTACTACTTATGGAACATCAAAAATAGCATCTTCCTTAACATCATGGGCAAGTGGGGATATTGTTGGGATAGCTATTGATGCCGACAATGGTGCAGCTTATTGGAGTAAAAATGGAGTGTGGCAAACTTCAGGAGTGCCAACAAGTGGGGCATCAAAAACAGGGGCGGTAGCTGGATGGACTCCAACAGCATCTAGTATTGTTACTCCATTTTTTGGTGCATATAGTGGCGGTTTTATTAATGCTAATTTCGGACAACGACCATTCTCTTACACGCCACCTACAGGCTTTGTAAGACTAAACACATATAACCTACCTGATAGCACTATCAAAAAAGGTAATACTGTGATGGATGCAACTACATATGCTGGTGTTGCAGGAACAACATTATCTGTAACAAATAGTGCAGGTTTTCAAACTGATTTAGTTTGGGTTAAAAATAGAACTAATACTTTTAATAATAGTTTATTTGATTCTGTGCGTGGAACAAATAGAAATTTGTATTCAAACTCTACTTCTGCTGAAGTTTTAGTTGACCCTAACGGGTGGGTTTCTGCATTTAATTCAAATGGATTTACTGTGACTGATGGCGGAACTAGCGGAGGTAATGTTAAAGCTAATTCGTCAAATTATGTAGCATGGCAATGGAAAGCTGGAAGTATTACTACTAATACTTCAGGCTCTATTACATCTACTATATCTACAAATGCAACTGCTGGGTTTAGTATTGTGACTTATACAGGAACAGGTGCTAATGCTACAGTAGGACATGGTTTGGGTGTAGCACCTAAGATGATAATTACAAGATATAGAGGCTCAGAGTCATGGAGTGTATATCATACATCATTAGGTGGAACTAAAACCCTTTATTTAAACTTAACTAATGCTGCTAATACAACCTCACTTGCTTGGAACAATACAGACCCTACATCAACTGTATTTAGTCTAGGTTCTGCAGGCACAACCAATACATCAGGCGGTAGTGGTATGGTAGCTTATTGCTGGGCAGAAATAGCAGGGTTTAGTAAGTTTGGTTCTTACACAGGTAATGGTTCTACAGACGGTCCATTTATTTACTTAGGATTTAGACCTAAATTTATTATAACAAAAGTTTCTAGCACATCAGGTTATAATTGGAATATGTATGATAGTTCTCGTGGAACATACAATGCTGCTGACCAAGTGCTTGTTGCAAATGGAAGTGGTGCAGAAGAAACAGGCTTTGACCCAATAGACTTTTTATCTAACGGATTTAAATTAAGAATGGGTAATCGTGGTAGTAATGTAACTAGTGCAACATATATATACATGGCATTTGCAGAGAATCCGCTGAAAAATTCTCTCGCCCGATAAGTTATGCCTAGAGGAAGATTTCATACAGACCAGTCAGGCAGAAAAATAAATAAACTAACATTGTTAAAAATGTTAGATGAAAGAACTGGTAATAGTAGTTTTAAGTATTTAACTAAATGTGAGTGTGGAACTGAAAAAGTAATTGGTTATAGTTTAATGACCTCAGGTAGGGCAAAGTCATGTGGATGCCAACAATACCCTAAAGGTAAATTATCACATAACTATAAACATGGTAGAAGTCAAACCAAAGAGTATGACCTTGAGCTTCACATGAAAAGAGCTTATGGTTTAGACTTTAAAGACTATGAAAAAATGTTAGAAGCACAAAATGGGGTATGTGCAATATGCAGTTCTCCTCCTCCTAACAATAGGAAAACTAGACTTGCTATTGACCATTGTCATAAGACAGGTAAAGTAAGAGGATTATTATGTGATAAATGTAATCGTTCTATAGGTTTACTAAAAGATGATGTATCTGTGCTTAAAAGTGCAATTAAATATTTAACAAAGGACTAACAAATGTTTTTACTAAACGGCAACAGACTTCTAGAAGGCACATCCTTCTATGATGCTAATGGCACACAATACCCACCACAATGGCTTAATGTTTCTACAGAAGAACAAAAAGCAGCTATTGGCATTACATGGGTAGCAGACCCTATTCGTGCAGATGATAGATTCTATTGGGATGGTGATATCAATAACCCTAAATCCCTTGAAGATAAACTTGAAGTTAAAGAAGATGGAACCCCACTCTATAAACAAGTATATGACAAAGCTACAGAGTCTATGGTTGACACTACAGAACAAGTGGTTACTAAAGGACTTAAAAGTCAATTTGTAGCTCAAGTTAAAGATACAGCAGGTAAACTACTTAACGCTACAGACTGGTATGTTATTCGTAAAGCTGAA